TCTCTCCATCTCCACAACAGCCTTGGTAATCTGCTGATTGTCAAGGCTGTTTTTGTTACTACACGTAAAAATACACGTAAAAGGCGTTTTTTTATAGGATTTTTGATGTCTTAATTCTCCATCGTGACAAATATAACGTTTTTCCTTATCAACTCCCAATTATGATCAATAACATATTTTATGGATACTGTGTAGCCGTCATGTATATTATTCATTATATTTGCGGGACAGGTGCGTAACTTAAAGTTACGAAAATATGTTTTCAAATATTTTTGAGCTCAAATCCATTCGTGAGCAAAAGTATAGACTCTCTGAGCGTGAATCGGAGATCGCTAAACCTGTGTTAACCGACTTGGGTATGATCGATACCCTATATGAGTGGTTCAAGGAGATAGCCCTCGGAGGAAAGCCAATCCCTAAAGGGAATGTACCGCAAAGGAAAAAATTCATATTCATAATATTATATCTCTATTCTCCTATGACCTTGGCTGGCGGTAAGATGAAGGCTGGATTAAGGGAAAAACTAGGAAACGTACTAGGGATTAAGGAGAAGACGGTTGTCTCCAACAATATCAATGGCATAGTTTTTTCTTATCAATTGTATAAGTACTTTAGGCAAGATATAGAGCGTATTTTCTCTGAAATATTGGTTCGGTTGGATAAGACAAAGTAAATTTTGCGGTTTTTAAGGGTAATTCGTGACATTCTACCTGTTGTCACGAATCGCCCTTTCTTTATTTATGACCATAAATATCGATGACATAACTTTGGTCTTGATCTTTATTCAAGGCAAAGATATGAAATTGACAATCAAGCAAGAGAAGTTCTGTAATTATTACTTGGAATCAGGCAATGCTTCCGAGGCGTACAGGCGTGCTTATTCTTGCGAGAATATGAGACCCGAGACTATTAATATAAGGGCTTGCGAGCTTCTAGCCAACGGTAAGATAGCGGTAAGGGTAAAAGAGTTGCAAGCTGATTTACAAAGAAGATCGGATATAACCAAAGACGAGGCTATTGATATCCTTAAGAATATAGCACGGGCCAATGTCGTGGATATGTTGCAAATCAAGAGGGGGAAGAACTATGTAATCTTCTTGATAAAAGATTTGTCTAAACTGCCTTTGTCTTTCCAATTAGCTATCCAATCGGTCAAAAGTACGGATAAGGGCTTTGAGGTAAAGATGTATTCCAAGATAGACGCTTTGGATCGCCTTTCGAAGATGATGGGATGGGATGCGCCTGTCAAATCGGAGGTCAATATAGATGGCGAGGATAAATCCATAACTATTCAGGTTATTGACAAGAGGGAGGACGTTATCAATGGTGATACAGACGACTAGGATATATACGGAGGTACAAGGCGCTTTGGATAGCGGTTATAAGATCATATCTGCCCAAGGATCTTCTAGGAGCAGTAAGACTTATAACATATTGATATTCCTTATAGCGTATATCCTTCATAACCCTAAGCTGTCTCTATCTATCGTGAGGAAGACATTGCCGGCGCTGAAGGGATCTGTCTTCCGGGATTTCAAGGAAATCATGATCGATAAGTTCCGTATATGGGATAATAGGTACATGAACAAGTCGGAGATGGTTTACTCGTTCCCAAATGGATCATTCGTGGAGTTCTTTTCCACGGATGATGAGCAGAAGATAAGAGGAAGGAAACGTGATATACTTTATTGTAACGAGGGAAATGAGATATCTTATCTTGAGTGGCAGCAACTGGTGATGCGTACCACTCTTTTCTCTGTCATTGATTATAACCCGTCGTTCAGTGACGAGCACTGGATTTGCGATCTAAACAATGACCCTAGGACGTATCATTTTATATCCACTTATAAGGACAATCCTTTTTTAGAGCAAACAATCATCGATGAGATAGAGTCATTGAAGAATAAGAATAAGGTGCTTTGGGCGGTTTATGGGTTAGGGCAGCGGGCGATGGCCGAAGGGTTGGTGTTCCCTGATTTCGAGATCGTGGACGAGTTCCCTTCCTATGCCAAGCATGTGGCGTTAGGGCTTGACTTTGGATATAGCTATGACCCTACCGCTATAGTTAGATGCGGATTGGTTGATGATAGGTTATATCTTGATGAGAAATGTTACCGCACCCATATGTTAACCAAGGAGATTATTAAGGTATTGAAAGACCTTGGCTTGGTGGTTTACGCTGACAGCGCCGATCCAAGGCTTATACAAGAAATATCAAATGCGGGGATAATCATATACCCTGCGGACAAGTACAAGGGATCTGTTATGGGAGGTATTATCAAGATGATGGAGTATAAGATTTGTGTCACCAAGAGATCTTTAAACTTGATAAAAGAGCTTAGGAACTATGTATACGCCCAAAACAAGGACGGTAAATTTATCAATGAGCCTATTGACGGGTATAACCATCTTATCGATGGGGCACGTTATTGGACGATAGGCAAGCTTCTAGGAAAAGTATTAACAACAAGACTGTACTCGAAGGAGGAGTTAGGATTTTAACATGAATTACATAGACGCTATATTTCAGGTTTTCCAAAACAAGATATTGAACTCGTTTGGAGTGGAGAGGGACTTTGTCAGCCTTATCAAGGATAGGGATATAAGCCGGGCCATGTCAATGATGCAATGCCGGGACAGGGATGTTTCCCAAGCTATCTTGGAGTATAACCCGGAATCCCATGAGGTTAATAAACGTCCTAATAAGCACAGGAAAAATCAAGAACCATATATCACGGAGAAATTGCCACGAGGAAGGCAAGCGTATATAAATGAGGTGGAGCTGTTTTTTCTCCTCGGGCAGCCTATCTTGTGGAAAGCTGTATCGGATGATACGGATAAGGCTTTCAGGGCATTCGGTGATTTTCTCCGTTATACTCGATTCAACACGACAATCCGGGAAGCCAAGCGTTTGGCCGGTGCGGAGACGGAGAGCGCTAAGGTTTATCATATATACAGGGAAAATGGTATGCCCCAAGTAAAGGTTAAGGTTATATCCAAGTCAAAAGGATATACATTGCGGCCTTTATTTGATCAATGGGATAACATGATAGCTTTTGGTTATGGATATACGTTGCTTGAGGGCGATAAGTCCGTAGAGCATTTTGATATAGAGACCCCGGAATACATCTATCGATGCAAGAGAGCGGATATCGGATGGGATGTTACGCCATTGCTTAATCCTTCGGGTAAAATAAATGTTATCTACTATCGTCAAAACAAGGCATGGTATGGGGTGCAAAAGCGTATAGACAGAGAGGAAGCGGTTGATAGCAAGGCGGCGGATTCCAATAATTATTTCTCCGATCCAAAATTGAAATTAACCGCTGATGTCATTCAGAGCATAGTAGGGGGAGGATCTAATATGGTAGGAGAGGTTATCACCATGTCCGATAAGGACAAAAGCGCTGCCGAGTACCTAGTTCCGCCCGATTATTCCACGATGAAAGAGGCGGAGAAAAAAGACCTGTCATCAAGCATACTATTCGATACGTTCACCCCGGATTTCAGTTACGAGAACATGAAGGGGCTTGGGACATTATCCGGGGAGGCATTGAAAAGGGCCTTGGCTCTTGGATACATGAAAAGGGATAACTTGAAAGAGATATATGATATATTAATAGACCGTGAGAAGAATCTTATATTGGCTATCATGATGAACGTAACTCATATCGGCATGAGAGAGGAGTTAAGCAGGCTCGACCTGCAACATGAGTTCTCCGAGCCTTTCGCCGAGGATAAGGATAAGAGAATAGATATGATAGCGAAACTCTATGATTCAGGATTGGTGTCCCTTCAAACGGCGGTAGATATGCTGTCCTTGACTGATAAGCCGGAGGAGGAGATTCGACGGATATTAGAGGAGAAGCGGGAAAAGACGCAAGGAAATGAGAAGGACAAGAATCTTAAAGCTCCGGATGATTCCACTCAAGAATAAGACCGGTTTAAGTCGTACCTTGATATCATTAAATTTAATGGGCGTGGTTATTTTATAGCCATGCCCTATTGTTTTTGTGACAATCGGTCTATTGTCATGTATATAACCCGTTTTTATTTTATTACAAGCTTATGTATCAATACTTTTATGCGAAAAAATAAAAGCAAGAGCATGAAAGAGAAGATTTTCCAGCAGTTAAAACAGAAGTTCTCAAATCTTGGGTTAACGGAGGATGTTTTGAGGTCCGTGGCAGAATCATTGGGGTCCACTGGCCTGATTACGGACGATAATCTTGAAACTGCGGTAGCAGGGCAAGAGTCAATGTTGAAATCTTACCAGAGTTCCTTGGATAAGGTGCGAACCGAAAGCGCAAATTACAAGAAGGAATTAGAGGAGTTGAGAGGCAAGGGGGGCGGCCAGCAACAGCAACCAGATAAAAACGAGGAGCCGGATTGGTTCAAGAAGTATCGTGAGGAGCAGGACGAGAAAATCCGGCTCTTGACCTCCGAGAATGATAAAGCTAAGGAGGAGAAAGCACGTGCTGAAAGACACAATCTGATCCTTGACAAGGCCAAGAGCCTTAAGATCTCAAAGGAACGGATAGAGGAGGGCTTCGCTATAACGGACGATATGGACGATAACGCGATTGATACTTATCTGTCCAAGGTGAGACAAAATGAGGTCGCAAAGGGATTAGAGGAAAAAGGTTCGGCGTTCTCTGTCTCTACGTCCAAGGAAAAGAGCAAGGAGCTCGCTAAGGATTGGGCCAAATCATTGCCGGACGCTAATTAAAGTAAAAGATTATGGGTATCGAATTTAACAAAACAAAGATTAAAGGATCGTTCCCCGTCTTTTGGCGCGGGGAATGCGCAGTCCTTCCCGGGGATTTCAAATTAACCACTGAGTTGGCGGAAGGGACAATCGTGCGAAAGGGCACTCCTATCAAGCTGGACTTTGATCGCATGGAGTGCAAGATCTGTAAGGCCGTTAAGGTATTAGCCGGAGGAACGACCACTAAGCCACGTATAGGGAAAGATAGCTTTGTCGCCAAGGGAGATTCTATTGGTGGGCAGAACGTGAGTTCCGTAGATTCAAGCAACTCTGATTATGACGTGGTTACATTGGCTGCCGCTGTAGAGTCTGCTACAGAAGGGGCGATTCTTGCCGTGGGAACGGATGAGCCTGACGCTGTGGTTGAGACAACGTTTGTCTATACGAAGAATATGTCTTTCCAGACGGTATCGGCGGGATATGAGGTCCTTATCCTTAAGGATGTGGCTTATCCAGTCCCTTCCTCATGGTTGACGGGATTCAGCATGAAGAATAATCCCACAATTAAGTATATTAGACAGTAAGGAGGTGAACGATGGATGTTTATAGTTCTATTTTTGGCGAACTGACGAAAGAGGTTCAGATTCGTATTGACGCTGCCACGGAGCTTCGCAAGCGCTTGTTTGACCAGAATATCTACGAGCGTTATCTTGATTGGGATGTCCCGACTATCGGCCTTAATTTTGAGGAGCTGATCGGGCAATATAACTTGAGCGTGGCGGCGGCTACCCTTGATTCCAAGGGAAAGGAACCGATCTTGGGTACGGAGGGGCTTGAGACCTTGAAGCAAAAGGTCCTTACCCACCAGATGAGTTACTCAATGCCGATCGAGGAGTATCGCAAGGTCTTGCAGATCCTAGACTCTAGGATGTTGACGGATGACCAGAAGACACAGCAGCTCATTAATCTGATGTGGAATAACGTGTCTACCGTTGTCAAATCCGTACAATCTAAGTTGGATATTATTTTCTTGGGTGCCTTGTCTAACAAGGGGGTATTTACATTTAATGCCAATAATAACCCTGAAGGAGGGGTACGTGGTATTATTGATTACAAGATGCCGCCCGAGAATATCGCTAGCGTTACTCTTGGCTGGACGGATACCAATAAGGACAACGTCGATCCTTTCGAGGATATCCAAGGTGTCGTGGATGCGGCCCAAGACAAGGTGACGTTTGATAAGATATTGATGTCTCCGGCCAGATTGTCTTATTTGCTTAAGAGCAGGAAGATGAAACAGGTCATTTTTGGGACCGACAAATCCGGCACTCCTCTTTTGATGTCCGGTTTGAATGAGTTCCTACGCTCTAATGACCTTCCTGTCATAGAGACAGTGAGACGTATCACCCGTATCCAAGACAACGGCAAGCTATCCGAGTACAAGCCTTGGAACGACAAGAATATCGTCTTTGTCCCGGCAGGTAAATTAGGTGTCATCAAGAACGCTTACGCCGATAATGAGTTGAGACAGGAACCGGGCGTTACTTACTCTAATTATGGCCGGATTCGTATCTCTCAATGGGGCAAGGGCGAGACGGACAATTCCAATGGCGTAGAGTTTACCAAGGCTCAATCGCTATCCTTGCCGGTCCTTACCGAGATTAATGGTATTTACTCATTGACGGTGGAGGCATGACGATAAGAGACTACATAGGGCAGAAATTCTCGGCTTATGGAGATCTATCCGAGGCGGATATGCTGGATTTCAGCATCAAATCGGGGTTATCCCCGGACGATGAGATGTCTAGGGAATCCATAGGCAAGGTAGAGACAGGGATGATAGGGATCATCCCGTCGCTGCTGTTGCGCCCGGATAGCGTCAATGAGAGCGGCTTCTCTGTCTCTTGGGACAAGGACGGCCTCCGGCGGTATTATTTGTTCCTGTGCGAACGGAACGGTGTTAGCCCGGATGTGTCTTCCGGTCTTGGGGTAGTCTCATCTTATATGGATTATTGATATGTATTACGCTCCTCACATATTAGAACGAAAAGTTGTCAAGGAATATGATCACGATGACAATGGCAATCCTGTTCCCGGGACTGGTGGTGAGTTATGGGAGAGACTGGGACGATGTAAATGCTATGATAAGAGCGCCGATCGGGTATATACGGTAAATGGCGTAGCCTTTGATTACAAATATCGTGTCGTGACAGATAAGATCAAGATTGATGCCGGGGATATCGTGAGAGTATTGAATCAAGATGGGAGTATTCGCGGTAGTGGCGTTGTTATCAACCCGATGCTAACGGATTATCTAAATTACGGGCAAATATGGCTGGAATAATAAAGTTAAGTTATGATTTGTCCGATGTGGATGATTTCATCTTGGAGGCCTATCGTCAGGTGTTCGCCTTTCTAGCCCAACTAGGGCAATCCGCTTATGAGACCGCCGTTCAAGAAGGTAAATATAACAATATTACCGGAAACTTGAGGAGTTCATTGGGATATGTCATATCAATGGACGGTAAGATCGTAAAGGAAGGCGGGTTTAAGAGGATAGATGGACGTGGGGAAAATTATGAGAAGGTTTTTTTCACGACCAGATCCCAAAAGACGGTCCAGTTCTGGGCTAAAGGAAAGTCCGGGGATGGAAGCGAGGGGAGCAGGCAAGGGCTTAGTTACGCTAGGGATCTGGCTTCTAAGCATACAAAGGGAGTGACATTGATTGTCGTGGCGGGAATGGATTACGCTAGCTATGTGAATGATATCCATAAGCTAAACGTGATAGATACTGCCGAGGCTAAAGTAATAGCTATGTTACAATGATAGTAAGCACGGACATACAGACAATCTTATACAAGAAAGCCTTGGAACTTGGTGTTACCGGGGTGTACAAGGAGGATGATACGCCTACAGGTAAGCTTGAGGAGGAGAGGGTTACCGTACACTCGAATTCCTCGGAGCCGGGAATTACATGGAAGGTGGGATTCGTTCATGTCAATATAGCCGTCCCTGATCTGGACGAGAAAGGAACGCCTGATTTGGACAGGATGAATAAGCTGGAACGTATGTCCATGGAGGTGTTCAAGGACACCTCGGTGTTTGATGGCACTCCTTATACCTACGAGGTAGACACTACTAGAATTGAGGTTAACAGGGATCTTAAATGTCACTACGTTAATGTGAGAGTATTATTTAAAGTTTTAAATGTAATAGTATTGTAATATGGGAAGAACAATTTCTGCTATAGGCGTAAAAAGGATACTTTATGGGGAGCCTCTGGTTGCTGCACCCACATACGAGAGCTTGGAGACGTTATTTACGGCTTTCAAGGATGTTCAAATCGTCCATCAAGGGACTTATGAATATACCGAGGAGGACGGTACGTTAACAGAATACAAGGATGAGTTGACCGGCCAGACATATCGGTCATCGTTTGAGGCAGGATCACAGAGCTTGAATTGGGTGATCGGGGCATATGACTTCGCTACCAAGGCCGAGCTTATGGGCGGTAAACCCTTGGATACGGATAAGGGATGGGAACGTGGCAACGCCGGCGAGCAACGATATAAATGTATCGTCGCTATTACCAATGATGACGTGGCTATCATTTTCCCTAAGGCGAATCTTGTGGGTCGTGGGGCTTCCACGGATGGGGCCGTTGGTTTGTCGATGTCCGCCACCCCGCTGAAATCATCCACGACAATAGCTTCAGAGTATTGGTTTGACGTGGAAGGAAAATCCTTGAAGGATTGAATGTAATATGTCTTATAGGAACGGGGACGGCGGTATTTTCCGTTCGTCCCCGTTTTTGTTTAATTCTAATTTTTTTACGTGACATGAACAAGGGCGCTAGTTTAGTGGCTGACGCTGTCCTAGGTGAGGATTTCAAGGTCGTGGTCCTAGGGGGGAAGGCGTATAAGGTAAGTCCTCCTACAATAGCGACGATTTGCAAAGGTATACAATACCTATCTCTTATTGATAAGACAACATCGGGCAAGGAGGATCTTGAAAAGGTGAGGAACGATCTGGAAAATATATTAAAGGGATTGTCTGTGTTCGTTTTAGGAAGCGCTGATATGTACAAGGAGATCGATGGGGCTACCCTCCATGAGCTAAGGGAGGCGTTGGAGACTGTCGTTAAATTCATATCCGCGGAGGATTTTTTCGTCTGTGCCGCCTTAGCCGAGAGCGTGGCAAGAATGGCGGCGACACCAAGGTAACAGGTAATGAGACCATGCTAGGACAAGTGGCCACGTTCATGGAATCGTTGGGATTGTCTTATGAGGACGTGGTTTATAAAATACCATATCGAAACCTTCTGATCATGCAGAAGGATATATTGCATAGCGTTTCCGGTGATTTGATCGTGGAGAGAACCGGGCGTGATTTGTTGAAGCGAAAGGAAAAGGAGGGTGATTAATGGCTAAACTAAACTTCGAGGTCGATGCCGATCTACAGAAACTTATAAATCTTCGAAAGGAAGTGGAGGAGTTGAAATCCGCCTTGAAGGATTTCGATGTATCTACAGATACCAAGGGATTTGACGATTTAAACCGGAAATACGAGGAGGCGACACGGAAACTAAAGGACTATGAGCAGCAGATGCAGAATTATCAAAGGGTAATAGAGCAGCTTAAGGTCTCTAATGGTATTATTGATGGGGCTCGTCAGATAACAGAAGAATTGAATAACGCTACCGATGTGTTTGTCGAGCAACAACTGAAGGTTAAAGGCCTAAGTGACGAGATCAAAAAGCTCAATAAGTCTTACTTGTCTCTCTCGGATGCGGATAAAAATTCCCAGAAGGGATCTAATATGTTAACCGACCTGAAGGAGAAGACCCGGCAGCACGCTTTAGAGAACGAGGCCCTGAAGAGGCTAAGGAAGGAATATTCGGACAATATCAAGATCGAGAGAGCTGCCTCGGATTCCCTTGTAGCGTTGAGAAAGCAATTGTCGTTGCTTAATGCCGAGTATGACCGCCTTTCCGCTACGGATAGGAAAGCGACCGTAGGGACTAACCTGCAAAAACAGATACAGGCCTTGAATACGGAGATTAGTTCGGCGGAGCAAGCTACCGGACGATATCAACGGAACGTCGGCAATTACGCCAGTAGTTGGAACGGATTGAGCGTGTCGGTTCAACAGGTCGCAAGGGAGTTGCCTTCCCTTGCTGTTGGCTGGAATACATTCTTTTTGGCTATATCCAATAACTTGCCGATGCTTGCCGATGAGCTGAAGAAAGCCGCTGCGGAGTATAAGGCGTTCAAGATGGCTGTAGCGGCAGGAAATAATGACGTGGCAAAAGTGGCTCCTGTCTGGAAGCAGTTGATAACATCTATTTTCAGTTGGCAAACGGCCTTGGTTGCGGCGATAACGCTTTTATCTGTCTATGGGAAGGATATTATCGAATGGACGAAAAAATTATTTGGAGCAGGCGAGGCTATAAAAAATACAAAGCAGCTACAAGATGAGCTAAACCAATCTTTTTCTAAAAATTCCGGAGAATTAAGCAAGTTGATTATTCAGTTTAAGTCATATCAAAGACAGTGGAAAGAACTTGCAGGTAATTTGCAAGAACAGCAGAAATTTATTGAGAAGAATAAAGATGCGTTTGATTCGATGGGGGTTTCGATTAAGTCTGTAAGAGACGCTGAGAATTTGTTTGTGGATAATACAGATAATTTCATAAACTCATTGAAATTGCGTGCTCAAGCTACTGCCGCTCAAGATTTAGCTGCCGAAGAATATAAAAAGGCTATCCAAAAAGAAATAGAGGCAGATAAAATTAGAGAAAAAGCAAGTGAAACTCGTAAAAAACAGGAAATTGACGCAACCGGGGTTATACAAGATACTCGTTTTGGTAATATAAAATCTCATCAACAATTAGTAGAAGATAGGGCAAAAAGTTTTGATCATGAAGCGGAAGCTGTAGATAGAGACGCACAAGCCTTAAAGCGGAATGCGGACGCTTATTTTGAACTTGGTAAGGCAAAAGAACAGGCGGCTGATGATCTTCTTTCTAGTTCAGGCATTGAAAAGTACGATAAATACGAAGAAGATAGACTTAAAAAAGCTCAACAAGAAACAGAAAGACAAAAGAAAGAGGCTGAAAAACAAAAAGAAATACAAGAGCGTATTAATCAGCAATTACTTGATCTCCAGAATAAGAACCAGCAATCTAGGATAAATCTTATGGAAGAAGGCTCCGATAAGCGTATCGCCCAAATAGAATATGATTACGATCGTGAAATAGAGGCTATCCGTAAGAGGGAGAAAGAGTGGCGTGAGGCTCAAGGGGGAAAACTCACGCAAGAACAAACGGTTGAAATAAAAACAGCCATTACGCAGGCTCAGGCTACCCGTATGCGGTCCACGCAAGAAGTAGAGAACGAGCAGATCGAGGCTCAACGTAAAGCCATGAATGATTATCTTAAGGAATATGGCACTTATCAAGACAAAAAAATGGCACTCGCCGCCGAGTACGGGCAAAAAATAGCGTTTGCCGAGACCGAGGGGGAGAAATTGATACTCGAGAAGGAATGGGATAAGCAGCTTTCCGACCTTGAGATAAAAAGTGGCAATACCGCCAATGCCATAATCGCTCTTTTTGGAGACATGAAGGACAAGACTCTAAAGGAGTTGATAGAGATATCCACCAAGGGAAAAGAGGCCTTGGAGTTTCTTAAGTCCGGAGAATGGGATGAATCAAAAGGCAAGGGATTAGGTATAACGCAGGAACAATTCGATCTTTGGTCTGATATGCCTGAAATAATGGATAGGGCAGGGAAAAGCGTTGAGAGCACCAACGAGAAGGTCGATGAGTTGCGACCCGCTTTTGACAAGGTGACAGAAGGAGTGAGGCGATTCTTTGCTGCTGGTGACGACCCCAAAAAACTGACGGAATCATTACAGCTCATTAATGAGGGTGTAAATGAAGTTATGACCTCTGTTCAATTCTTGTCAAATACCTTTGGAAAACTTGGTGATTCGTTCGGAGGTGCTTTTAATGACATAGCGGAAGGTTTAAATATGGCAATGGACGCTGTAAATTCCGCTATGCAGGGTGCGCAAGCGGGTGCGATGTTTGGCCCTATAGGGGCATCCGCTGGTGCTGCTATTGGGGTAGTGACCTCTCTAGCGTCCTCTATCGCTAAGGTCCATGACAAAAAGAACGAGAAACGTATACAGAGATTACAAGACCAGATCGATGTGTTGGATGCCTCGTATGAGAAACTAGGCCGTTCCATAGAAAAGGCTTATTCTACGGACGCTTCTAAGCTCATAAACCAGCAAAATAAATTGCTAGAGCAGCAAAAAGTGATCATCCAACAACAGATCGAGGAGGAAAGAAACAAGAAAAAGACCGACGATGACCGGATCAAGGATTGGCAAAAGCAATTGGAGGATATCAACGCTCAATTGGAGGACAATAAGGAGAAAGCTGTAGAGGCTATAACAGGAACCGATGTCATGTCCGCTATTGACGAGTTCGCCCAAGCGTATTCGGAGGCGTGGGCTACAGGAACTAATGCGGCAGAGGCTTCGACTAAGATTGTCCAAAATTTGATCAAGATGGCTATCATTGAGTTCTTGAAGAAGAAATTATCCCCTTCCGTAGAGGAATTCATGAAGAAACTGGCCGATTATATGTCCGATGGTATCGTTTCGCCTTGGGAAGAAGCGGAGTTGAACAAGTTGAAGGAAAAAATGGACGCTGAGGCCCAGAAGGTCTTCGACACGTCAAGCAAGTATTTCCAAGAGGATAAGAATGATAAATATGAGCAGACCGCTACATCCGGAGGTTTCGAGAAGATGTCTCAAGATAGCGCCGATGAGTTAAATGGCCGTTTCACCGCCCTGCAAATGACAGGGGAGGAGATACTGTTGTTCTTGCAAGGCTCCGAGCAATTCTTGAGCCTCTTGTATATAAAGGCCAGTATGGACGTGATATCTGTAAAGATAGCCTCGTTGTATGATGTGGCGGATGAGACTAGGACGATGATCGCCAGTATCTATATAGAGTTACAGCAGATCAATGATAATACCGCCATTAGCGCAAAATATTTGAAAGATATAAAATCTGATATAGCTGTAGTTAAAAAGAACACAGAAGGATTGGCGCCTTAAATATACCAATCCTTTTGTATATTGTTACTTATTAAATAAGTGACGCTAATATACTAAAATAGTTTGATATGGAAGTAAGAGATGTAACAAGGAAAGCTATAAAAATAGGGGCTTGCAGTGAATCAGGCAAGGCCACTGACTGGAAGAGCCTATGTTGGCTGTTTTTTTCCCCGCAAGGGCGGGAGTTTTGCGAGGAGAATAATTATCCTTCGTTGGATTTATTTAGAGGCATGGCTAAAAACATAGCTCCCTACGGGATATACGTGGATCGTGATCTAATTGAGCTTCACAATAAAACAAACGTAGGTGTGATAGGTAATACCGTGGCGTATTTGAGTTATGACGATAACACGAGGGTGCATAAGGTGATCTTGATGCACGGGGGCAAGGCCAAGATAGAGGCCGGGAACTACTCCGTGATATTGCTTGTCAATATCGGGGGATGCGAGGTGGAGATTATTAACGACGGAACGGCAAGGATATTATGTTAGGGGATCTATTTATTAACGGGAATGACGCATGGGGCACGTATCGTGTCGCCATGGGAGAGGGTTTTATCCAGACCTTGCTAACCCCAGCGGGAAACAAGGATTTCATAGAGAACGAGAGCCGGTTGGAAAACGGGAAGAGGGTCGTGTTCAATAATCCCAAGGTGGCTAGCCGGGATCTTACCCTTACGTTCAACATACACGGGGATACGCAAGAGGAATATATGCTGAATTATAAGGCGTTCGTGGCTGTCCTTCAACAAGGCAAGGTCGTATTGCGTGTTCCGGATCTTGATATGACATTTACCCTTGTCCATAAGAGATCATCAAGCTTCGCCTTGGATCGGAACAGGTTGAATAGTAGGCTATCCGTTAAGTTCGAGGAACCTGACCCAACGTCAAGGGGATAAGTGAAGAGCCGTCCGCCCCTTATTGGCTAGACGGCTCTTCGTCCTATTGCGCTAAAAGATGCGTATTTAAAGATCGGAGGTCGAATCTTCCCGGCTTTGACCTCCCGTTGTTGTATACCGACACGGTCATATGTGGCTTGGGCTTGGTGCCGCTAAATCCGCAAGCCCTCTCCAGCTCGTCGATAAGCCTCTCCATTTTCAAGGATTGCCGGTTGAATCGCTCCATCGCCTTCTTGTCCCTTTGGGACGTTAAAAGCATTTCGTTTAGTATCGTGTTTATGTCTTTCATACGTTGTTCCTCATGAATTTAATGTTATACGAAAAGGCGTAATATTGGTCATACGTCATTAAATAATGGATTAATTAGCCTTCCCTTTTTCTATGAGTGGCATTATCCCATGTATCTTTAATTCCTCATACAGAAATAGACGTCCCTTTTGTGTCCATTCCGTATTGAGGCTAACATCGGGATTCCCGTTTGTGTGAGTGTAGTTGTGGGTGGCGCTGTGAACATACCCTTTATTCAAGTATTTACCGTACAAAATCCATTGGTTGCGAACCTTGTGCTGTATGCCAAGATCACGAAGTAAGGCGTTGAACCTTCTTGCGCTCATCCCGTAATCTTGCGCTATCTGGGTGACCAGTACTGTTTGCTTGCTTTGCAAGATAACACGGGTGTACTCGCTTTGCTTCTGTAGCTCTACGTTCTCCGCTCTCAATTCCGTTATCTCCTCTTGCTTTTGCTCTATCCTCTTCTGTTGCTCCTCTATTTGCATCTGTTGTTGTGCGGCTAGCATTAGGGCCTCGCCGTAGGATTGAGGCACCGGGTATTGGTGTTGGAGAGAACTATGACCTGTAGTGAGAAGCTCTTCTATTCTCTCGTCTACCCATATCGAAAATTCCGTTGATAACTTCTGGGCTACCCGGAGGGCGACACGTTGATGTGCCCAAGTTCCGGGGGCATTCCCTCCTCTTGTAATTATCAGTAAATCAGCCAAACTACAATTTTGTAGTTTGGAAAACTTTTCGCAATAGTCGCTGATTTCCTGAGAGTTAATAATATGAGTGAGATTTTTGTCTGGAAAAGCTTTTGCAACCTCTGTAAGGTTTACATAAACAACGCCTTTTCGTACACGCATGGTAACATTATTACCATTATAAGAAAAGATTTTTCCCATTTCGGAGGGACTTACCGTACTTAACACAGCAATATTGTTGCCGCTTGAGTAATTTTCATTCAAGTGTCGCATAATCAATGAAAATTAAATATTAATAAATAAAGAAAGCAGAGAATTTCTCCAAGTTGCGACACTTTCATATTGGCTTGTGGGCGAATATGCACGGAGAAACCTCTGCTTATATCTTAGGCAGTAGCTTATTTGCGGACATAAAAAATCCACAAACCATATATTTATATAAAAGTGTCGCACTACAAAAGTAAACATACTTTTGTAATGAACAAACACTTTAGAATAATTTTTTTTGATTTGCCTAGAATCAGAAATAAGGATTTTATTTATTTCGCTCGTGTCGTGAGCTAACGTTACTTGTACGGTACTATTATTCCCGTTCAAATAAAATCCATCGGAGTTTCGCATTACGCAATGAATTTATTTGTAAAACAAAAAAGGCAGGCCAGTGTCCTAAAGCTGCGAAACTCCTTTATGCGCCACACTGTGGGATAAAGCTTAGACACTGCCTGCCTATATATTTTCAGTATATAAGAGTCAAATAAAAATGCACAATGATATATGCCCATAAAAAAGTTTCGCATCGCAAAGATGCCAACAAATTCCGACATACGCAATAATTCTACTATATTTTTCATATTCAATCAATCATTTAATAGTTCACAGGTTATCATAGTTAAGGTTTTTGGTGATGCTAAATCTAATCATAGGTTATCTTCTAGGTATCTATTGAGATAGTCTCGTAATTTTCTTACATCTTCTTTTGAGGAAAGAACTAGTGTAACCTCTTTTTCGCATACATTGTCGCATGCTGCAATAAATAATGCGGTGCTTTCATGATTAATGCTCTTGTGTCCTTTTTTGTCTATGCCGTATACATATGATTTTTGCATTTCAATAATAGCCCCATCATCTGAATTGACTGAAACGGTTTTGTACTTGCCTTCCCACTCTTTGACTTCATTTAGTGTCATATCTTCCGTCTGGATAAACCTAAGATTACCTTTACTAGCTAAATAAGGCATACGGATGATTTTATTTGATCTGTTTCTTCTATGTTTGCTCATCTTTCTATCATTTTAATTTGTTTATTATGTTCCATGACTGCATTGGCTACGATCTTGGATGCTTTTCCGCTAGCCAATTCACATTTTCCGTTACCTCTTAGATCATTCTTCTCGATGTCCTCGGAGGCTAAAGCTTCCGCAAGGCCCACTGCCATCAACTCAGCTATGCTCATATGATCTCTTATGTTCGCTGTTTTGGGAAGATTCTTCTTCTCACGTATTACATTTGTACCACCGCCATACAAATGACTATATATAGCATTTGTACAATTGCGGAAACCTTCACGTTCCACGCCATGGGAAGCTAGTGTACTAGTAAATGCGCTACGGGATATTTTACCTTGAATCCTTTGAGCAATCCATCGCTCATTTTTACCTTTTCTTTTATATGTGTTTATGGCACGATCAACGATCAAATCGGGATTCTTCTCTTCTTCTATACGTTGGAAGAAAACCTCATTAACCAGTACTGCCAGATCTGTATCTAGGTACTGCGCATATTCCAATGCAACTTGCCTAATACCATATGTACCACCTCTTTTACCCCTTTTCGTTTTTATAATACCGTTTTTGTCGGTATTTAAAACGTTGCAAATAGAAGACATGAATTCTTTCGTCTGCTTTAAATCTTTCCAATCATAAGGTCGTTTATCTTCTGGACTACCAGCAATCACCCACAAGTCGTTCAGAGAAAACTTGTCCTCGTCTCTACCGATTTTTTCTAAAATATTAGCATCATATTTTGCTAATCCATTTTTATTTTTCATAACTTTGTGCAGTTATAAAAGTTAATATTATCCTCATTGGTAGCTCGGTCAAGCACTACCTTTGAGGATTTTATTTTGACCGAAGTGGTAGCCGGGGACTTGAACCCCGGTGTATGCCGTCCTACCTGCTTATTACCAGTCTCGCTTGACAAGGTAAAAAGCGAAGGGCAAAGATTGAAGTTGCCTATTGTGACGGTCTGCAACTGGAATCAATGCCCTTAAATATCTTCTTTCGCTACCGTCACATGAGCGATCATTTTCATATCACAAAATTATATATGACAAAATCCGTGGCCTATTTTTTCAAGGCTCGAAAAACCACAATGGAGCTATTGTTGTAAAATCCCTCCGGCCGTATTACCGGAGGGGCATCTACTTCCGATCCTCTCCCCGTCGTTCGAGTTATCCCGCAAGCCTGCAAGTCATGTCGCTAATTACGCTCATGAATCTATCGTAGGTCTTTTTATTCCATTCCTTGTGATCCGGCATCCAGTCATTGAATATCTCCATGTAGACCACCTCGTGAAGTCTGTCCTGTACGGTGACGCATAAACCGCCCGTCTCCGGCATAACGCCTACATTTATATGTACCGGTTTCCTTCCGATCATACACTCCAACGCAATTCTTTGCACGTTCTTCAATACCTCTATCGTTTCCATATCCTTATATTATTAATGTATAGTTATCAATCACCCGAATAAACCCTGTTACCGTAAAGGCTAGCCATACCGACATGAGATAAGACAACATGCTTGCGATACTCGATGCGTCTAGCTTCTTCCTCTGCCAATCTCTTGGCTTTGGCCTCATTATTTTTTATCTCTATCTTGGCATTATCCCATGCTATAGAAAGGCACTTGCCAAAAGACCAAGAGAATTTTCGGTAAAGTCTGAATAATCTCCATGCGTCTTTCATGATCTCACTCTTGTTGTATTTCTGTGTTGCCATTGTACTGTTGTTTTATTTTGATGATGCAAATGTAAGTCTATCATATTACATATGCAAGAAAAAGAAATATTATCATTTTAAATTTAACATCATTTAGTAATATGATCGTTTTACATTTGATTATTCTGTGTAGTTTTGCATAAACTTAATACAGATCATTATGATAGATAGATTAATAATTAAAGAAGCTATTAAACATTACGGTACATCTGTTAATGAAGTAGCAGAGAAAATGGGTATATCAAGAGTTACTTTAAGCACGCACATTAACGGAAACCCATCTACAGAAATTCTTTTAAGAATAGCGGACGCAATAGGATGTCCAGTTACAGAGTTATTCGAGCAACCAAAGAAAGACTCTCTATCTATCACGTGTCCTAACTGCGGACATCCATTGAAGATAAAGGTGGAATGATGTTATCTTCAATGATCTCTAAATAAAAATCATGAAAGTTTGTTTTCTGCATACAATGCATTACCTTTGCGATACAATATAATACATAAGTAATATGGAAGCAGTAATAAGAAAGCAAACCTCGTTCCGTTTACGTGAGGACTTGTTGCAAATATTGCAGGAACAAGCCAAGAAAGCGAACAGGAGCCTGAATAATTTCGTGGAGAGCACCTTGATGGACGCTGTATACTCCGAGCCAAACGAGGAAACGATAGCGGCGATAAACGAGGCTCGTTCTGGAAAGTATGCCGGGACGATAGACGTAAGCAGTTTTGATGCCTTCATGAAATCATTGGACGAGATAGAATGAAAACGATCCATTACAGTACGAAGGCAAAGAAAGACTTAAAGAAGTACCGTAGCAACATCAAGCTGATGGAAGCCTTGTTTGATGTCTTGGACAAGCTAAAGAAAGGGGAGTCTATCCCAAGCAAGTACAAGCCCCATGAGCTGATAGGCAATTACAAGAACTGCATGGAGTGTCATGTTGGCAACGACTTTCTTCTTATTTGGATAGATGCGGTGTCTGACATAGTGGAAATTGTCAGGATCGGAAGCCACTCCGAGTTGTTCGGGAAAAAGAAATGATTTAACATTATCGATGGAAAATGGTAAGGATGAGTAAATAATACCATGATAAGGTGACGGATCGCTGAAAGGCGGTCTTTTTTTATAATCTTTATTGATGTTTTTCCCATAAATATATTGTCCTGTTAAATATTGTTGCTAGATTTGTGCCATTATTAACTTAAATACATTTTACAATGAATAAAGTATTTTATTTATGGTCAATGCTATTGGCTTTATTTGTTTTTACGGGCTGTGGAGATGATGAGGAAGGTGATAATAGTTCTCAAACGGTGATGATTAATTTGTATTGGAAATATGAAAATATGGATGATACAAAGATTGCTTCTCCTAGTATTGTAGCTTTATATGATTATGAAGATGCTAAAAACTTTGATAAAGAGGCATCGGTTAATGCAATGGCTAATGATGGACATATTGTATTAAAGGATGGAACAGCCTTGACTCCTAAATATATCTCCAACAATACGGTAGGAGTTAATATATTTGAGAATGTGGCTAATGGTAAATATATGGTTATAGCTATGTATAAGCCTGATGGATATTCTTTCCCTTTTGCTTTCTTGTATGGATATAAAATGATAGAAGTTAATTCATTAAATGGATCTTCATTAAATACTTTCATTATGATATGGGAGAATAGTGGTAAATTCGTAGAAATGAATAAAAAGTAAAATAAAATTATTTTTCTCTCTTAAGCCCGTTCCGTCCTTTCGGTTCGGGCTTTTTTATTTCCTCCTACAACAAAATTACAACAATCCCGCCATTGTTTTTTTTAGGTTCGCTTGATTTTTTGCCATCCCCCTTATATGCGTGAACTTTGAGTTCATGATCGAGATTAAGGACATATCTGGTAGAGTCAAGTTGTCGGTATCGATAGAAACGGGTTCGGTACGTCGGTTTGAGTTGATGAAAGAGGACTATGTGAACCTCGTGTTCTCCTTGTCCGACCCGGTACAACTGGAGATCGGAGACAATATCGATTATGAAGGTAGCGTTTTCTACGTAACTGGCAAGACATACCCGACATTCAACGCATCCACAGGCGGATACGACTATAGCGTGCGATTCGACTCGCATTATTACCGATGGAAGAATCATATCCTATTTTACGATAGGCAAGGTAACAAGGAAGCGTCATGGAGCCTTACACGTGCTCCGGAGGCCCACCTAAGCATTGTCGTATCCAATTTGCGATCTCTGGGATTCAGGTATAACGGCAAGGAGTACCAAGCCGTTGTCGATAGCTCCGTTGACGCTGTCGCCAAGCTCGTGCAATACGACAGCACGAATATCGTGGATGCCCTTACCAAGATTGCCGAGACGTGGGAGTGCGAGTGGTGGGTAGAGGGTGACAAGATATATATAGGCAGGATAGAGCGTGGCGATCCCGTAAATCTGGGGATAGGTAGGCAGGTAGCTTCCATGTCAAGGAGCCAAAGCCAAGACCTGTTCGCCACACGCCTGTACGCTTTCGGCTCAACGAGAAATATTCCCTCGGGCTATCGCAAGGGGGAATCCGGTACGGTGGTGCAAGGGGTGGTGCAAAAACGCCTCATGCTTCCTAAGGGGACCCCCTACGTGGACGTGGTACAGGGATTGACCGAGGATCAAATAGTGGAGGCGGTCGTTATATTCGACGATATATACCCTCGTAAGATAGGTACGATAACCGAGGTGATACCGAAGGAGGTCACGGAGGAGGGCGAGGATGGGACATCGGAGACATTCACCGTCTATCGGTTCAAGGACTCGGGATTGTCCTTCTCCGAGAAATACGTGCTTCCCGGCAAAGAGCTTCGTGTCGTATTCCAGACGGGGCCGTTGTCAGGCATGGATTTCGCCTTGCGATTCAACCCGGAAGGACTGCCGGAGGATGATCCGGAGGCTCAGGTGTTCGAGATAGTCCGTAATGACTCCTATGGCCAGACATTGCCGGAAAGCCCTCTTATACCGGGGACGGGGAACAAATATATCCTATACAATTTTGACACGCAATACGTAAGTGACACCCTTATCCCGCAGGCGGAAGAGGAATTGCTAAGAAGGACGATAGAGTATAAGGGCAAGGTCGTGTCGGACCCTTCCACTTACACATGCGTCCTTAACTCATACTACGCTTCCGGCTACGATGAGAATAATGGTATATTGAACCCGGAAAAGGCGATTGATCTATCCGTAGGACAGCGTGTCAGGCTTATCAATAAGGCCTATTTTGAGAATGGGCGGGAATCTAGGGTATTGGGTTTCGAGAAAAAGCTTGATATCCCATATGATTCGCCTTCCTATACGGTAGGAGAGAGCGCGGCTTACTCCCGGCTGGGGGAATTGGAGCGTAAGTTGGAGAATATCCAATATAAGGATAACACGTACGTCAACCAAGGTAGCGGTTCTTTCGGGGTGTATATCATAAAGAAAGAGGATACTACCGCCGCCTCGGACGAGAACGTTTTCTCCGCTCTGCGGACATTATATGAGATAAACAAGGTAAAACAGGATAACGACAAACGCTACCTTCGAAAGGACATACCCGATATCGCCCATGAGGATATTTTATTCGACAAGAAGATAGGCTCCTCCATCTTCCTCGACGGCATGGACGGCAAGGGCTGGGAGATCAAGGCCGACGGTTCCGGTATCATGGAGGCGTTGAAGGTGCGTTCCGACATATACGCTGGTAACAAGATCGGCTCCATATCGTTCGCCCCCGGCTTCACCGGCTGGGGCACGGAGATAGACATCCCCACGGCCACGGGAACCTTTGACAACATATTCGTTAGGAAGACCTTCACGGCCTACGAGATAGTGTATTCCCAGATATATGCGTTGGGCGGCAACCAGATCGTGTCCGATATCAACAAGATCGGGAGGGTCGAGAGGCTGTCCGATCGCTGGAGATGCTACATGGACGACATGGACGGTCTCATGCTGATGAACCTCAGGGAGGGTGACGGAGTGAAAATACAGAGAAGAAACGGTATCACGTCCACTAAATATATCTTCGGTCGCTGTATCGGTATCTCATCCGACTATTTCGACGTGGCCTACCCGCTGATAGAGGGTGCCGGCGAGCCAGAGGCGGGGGATTTCGCCATGCGTTGGGGTAACGACAGGGATACCACTAGGCAGGGCCTTATCTATCTGACATCGGCGGATCAAGGAGCGCCGTTCATCGCCGTATATGACGGTATCACGGGCGTTTCCACGCAAGACACGCTGAAGGCCCAGATAGGCAACCTCTCCATGATCCGTACCAAGAACGGTACGCAACTGAAGGGTTACGGAGCTTACCTTAACGGGATCTATATAGAGAACTCGTCCATATACCTCGATAACGGCATGACCGTGGAACAACAGTTCTCAGTGATGAACGGGGAGCTGAGGAGCGAGATCGAGGGGGTGAGGAACGACATGTCTCTGGAATCCGGAAATATACTTGTCAACTCCACGTTCGGGAAGGACACGAATTATTGGCGGTCGGAGAACGAGGTCCATTTCATCAACGTCGGGGGCGACCTGTTATGGATAGGCGGCGCTTTCTACTCGGAGAAGAGAGAGGTGGCGGACATCTACCGTGACGGTGAGCGCAACGTACTCCGTCTGCTGGGGACTACCATATACCAGTCAAACGCCAACATGAAAGGCGATAAGGCGGCTGGGACCTACTCGTACGCCTTTTTCTACAAGGTCATGAGACGAGGTGTTTTGACGGTGGGTTTCGCCGGGCAGGAGTTGTACGACTCCTTGACCCTCGATCCGTCCGACGAGTACGTCAAGCTGTCAAAAGTCGGCAAATGGGACGGTACCGGGGATTTCCGGATCGGATTCACTGGCGAGATATTGATCTACGGCGTGTCGTTGTTCAATGACAGGCTGGCCGATGCCGTGATAAAGCTTGAGACGCGGATATTACAGACAGAGGAGTATATCAAGTTACTGGCCACGAAGGAGTACGTGGACTCGGAGACCGGGGCGATATATACCAAGTATGACGCAGAGTTGTCGGTCATGGCCGAGGAGATATCCGCCCGTGTGACGGAGGAGCAATTCGCCACGGCGCAAGAGGCCATAACGCTGGCCAATAACGCCGCCAAGGCCGCCCAGACCGCCGCCGATAACGCTAACCAGTCCGTGACAAGCCTGAACACCTACGTTGACGGCGCTTTCGCCGACGGTATCATAACGGAGGCCGAGGCCAAGGCCATAGAGAAGTACCTGAATACGGTGAACACGTCCAAGGACAGCGTGACCGCCACTTATACTAAGCTGTATTCCAACACTTACCTTGAAGGGGCGGCCAAGACCGGTCTTAAATCGGCCAAGGATGTCTTGGACTCGTCTATAAGCGCCTTGATAAGCAGTATCAACACGGCCATAGCGGACGGAAAGACCACCGCCTCGGAGAAGGCCGACGTGGATAAGAAATTCGCGGCCTTCAACACGGCCATGTCCTCGTTCGAGAGCGCCGTGGAGACGGCGAACAAGTATATACAGGACAAGTTGAAGGACTATACCGATACGGCGACAAACCAAGTGAAGGTGAAGCTGGAGTCGGACTTGTCGGTACAGGCGGGACAAATCACGGGTATCTCCACTAGGGTGGACAATATAAGGAATGAGATAGACACGGCGGGATGGATCAACACTACGCAGGGAAATACATTGTTCGCCGCCAAGAGCTTGGAGAACGGCGATAATATCATATCGTATATCAACCAGACGGCAACCACCACCACGATCAAGGCGGAGAGGATTGACCTTGTTGGTGTGGTAACTATATCAATGCTTGATAGTAACTTGCGTGATACTATTAAAGACACAGTCTTTGATGTAAATAAAGCTTCCGATATAACGAGTGCTTTCTATCGGTTTAGTAACGATGGCATGAGTTTGAATCGTAGGATAGAGGTTGGTTCCGGTTCTATTGATAATCTCTCCGTGAAAGGAGGCATTTCACCAGATGTAAATAACGTATGTTTTTGGACTGGAGGTACATATGGACAAGCCGTGAATAATGAAGCTAAGATTGTCTTACGGCATGATGGGTCAGGATTCCTAGCTAATAAGAATATCTCTTGGAATACATCTGGAGATTTAAGTATAATAGGCAAAATACAAACCTCAGATAATGGGAATAGAATCATAATAGACCCATCGACGAGAAGTATTCGTATGATTAATGATAAAAACTCCTTAGCAGGAGAGATCTTGTTTAATGATATGACTGGATATCAGTCATTACCTGCATTCCATATTTATATGAGAAACGCATCTTCAGGTGTCTCCAATTATCGAGTTTCCATGGGATATTTCGGATTTGGATCTTACGATAATGGAGGAAATGTCTTGTTTAATATCTCCCCATCGGGATTAATGACATTTCCGTATATGTCAACAGTAGATCCAAAGGTGAAAGGAGCTATATGGCGGGATGGGAATATGCTTAAAATATCTTTGGGATAATATTAACAACTAAAATACAGTAAATCATGAAAGTAAATTTCAACAAGCCCCTAAAGGACTTCAGGGGGGAAGACATGAAGGACGAGTTCGGGAAAGTCCAGAACATCAAGGATATCGTATGCGCTAGGCTTTACTCGTCAGGCAAAGACATGAGTATAGACGATAAGTTCGAGGCTTACAAGCTAATGAAACGGATTGAAGCCTCCAATAGCGATGTGGACATTAACGACAGGGAGTCCCTGTTGATAAAGGAATGTTGCAACAATACGTTGACCGCCGGAGCTTTCGGTCAGATCTTCGAACTTTTAAACGTGTAAGACCATGGAGATAACGAGCGACACAAGGACAATAAACGGCTACTCGGAAGTGGCCGGTATCAAGATACAGTATTCCGCCTCGGTCAAGACCGATGAGCGGATAGACCGGATAACGGGCTCTTTTATCAAGGACGGGGTACGTGTGGGATCTCTGGCCTACGAGCGTAACGGGCAATTCTTCATGTCGGTGGACAAGCCCGGCGTGATAACGAGCAAGGAGGAAGCCGTGGCAGTCGCCACGCAGTTCCTCAATGACACTTACGAGATGTTGAACAGTCAAGCGGTGGAGTAATATGGAAAGCATCATCCTATCATCGGGCACTGAGGTGACCCCCGAGGACATCCAGAAGATAGCGTCGGCGGTCAACGACCTCTTGCTGACGACATCGAAAGACCCGGGGCAGTACGAGGAGGCCGATAGCCTGCAAGGTATATCGTCCTTGCCGGTGTTCAGGCAATCCGGATCGGCCTATGATCTCGTGCGTGTGGCCATATCCTTGTTGAGGGGCGTTGACGGGAAACAGATCGTCTTGCAGGTCACCGCAGATTACATACAGTGGCGTTACGAGGACGGGATGTGGCAGAACCTCATACCGCTCGCCGACTTGAAGAGGCCGGCCACGGAAGCCGCCGCCGATGTGCGTGAGAGGATGGACGCTATCGTGAGCGAGGTGAACGCCTTGAAGACCCAGTTCGAGAACGACGTGAGGCACGCCTTGGAGAGGGCTGACGCTGCAACCGAGAAGGCGAACACGGCGGCTGAGAACGCCAAGTCGGTGTCTGACCACCCGGGCTATATCGGCGATGACTTCCATGTCTACACGTGGGATTACGCTACCGGGGCCTATATCAAGACGGACAGGATACTGAAACCGGAGGCGTTCACGATCTATAAGGTCTATAAGTCCGTCTCGGCTATGGAGGCGGACAAGTCTAACGTCCCGGAGGGGAAGTTCGTCATCATCAACACGGGCAGCGTGGAGGAGGAGGATACCGGCAAGCTGTATCTGAGGACATCCACGGGCTACGATTACATCGTGGACGTGTCCGGCATGAGAGGCTTCACCGGGAAGACCCCGCAATTCTCCATAGGCACCATAACGGCGGGCACGTATCCTTCCGTATCGTTGTCCGACGGGGGCACGGACACATCCGGCAACCCCGTATACAGGATGAACTTCGTGTTGCAGAGAGGCCCTAGAGGATTCTCTCCCAAGATATCGATCGGCAAGGTGACGACCGGTCTCCCGGGAACGGTGGCCCAAGCCACGATAACCGAGAAGGGAGAGACCGAGGAAGGGGTCCCTTTGGCAGAATTAGATCTTACCATCCCGCAAGGACAGGACGGGGCGGTGGCCGGCGTATACAAGACAAGGGAGATCGACCATGTCCCGGGGGCTAACGACGTGACCTACGAGGAGGGCAGTGAGACCAAGAGCTACCCTATAGGCGGTGAGGTCTATCTAAGGGAGTCTCCCGGAGACGTTACGTTCTACAAGCTCCACGACATAGTGGAGGGTAAGGCCATATGGGAGGAGTCTTCAGGAGCCGCCTTGCCGGGGAACGTCTACTTGACCGGGGCGAATTACTACAATGAATCAGTAACAATTATCGATAAAGGGATATTATCATGAGCAAGAGAGGAGCTTACGTATACCAACAGATAGAGCAGTCCACCGCCGAGTGGACGGCTGACAGCACCATATACCCGCCGTCGCTATGGCTTTTCGAGCGGTTATCGAACGGCAATTTAAACATGAAGTTCTCGGACGGTGTCCATTCCTACTCCGAGCTTCCATTGATGATGCAAGACATCAAGGTGAGGATAAAGACTAACACGGACACGGAATACGTCTTGGAGATAACCTCCGCGGAGGGAACCATAACCACGCCTAACTTGCGTGACCATTACGACGATACGGATATCCGGAATCTGGTCACCGGTCTAAGGACGGACGTTGATAAGTTAAAGCCCGTTGTCACCTCCACCCCGTCTAGCGGTCAGATAACCATAACGCCGGACAAGGCAAAAAATGACGATCCGGACGTGTCGATAACGCTGGAGACCAAGGGGGACAAGGATAAGTCGCTGATGGCTGATGGCAAGTACCGTAAGCTGCCCGTGTACGGCAGGAACCTGTTGCTGGGATCGGGGAAGGAAGTTAGTAACTCGAATTACAATATCGCTAACTATTGGTTGGCGGAACAGATACCAGAAGGGGCACAAGTAACTGTTACTATATGGGGTGAGTTAGGAGAAGATGTCACTTCGTTTGCCTTATATAATTCTGGCGGCGGTGCTGGTGCTGGTGTTCCGATTCCTTTTCTGGTTCCGGTGGATGGTAAGGCGAGTATAACTTTCAATTGGAATACTCATGATTCATCCTCAGCAGTTTCAAATACGCATTTGGCTATTTTTATGTATCCGTTTGGGAGTACTCCTACAGATATCTCTACCATCCACAAGATCAAGCTCGAGTACGGCGACATCTCCACCGAGTGGACCCCCGCTTGGGAGGACATCCCTGATATAGAGGAGCGGTACGCCTACGGTGTAGAGTGGGACATGGCATCGTCAAGCCCGGACGGGAAGCGTGTGGGTAATATGCAACTACATCGGGAGTTGCCGGTGCAGAGTAAGATAAGAGGGTGCGTGTTAGATAATAGCGGGGGAGTGAAAAAATATTTAGGAGCATCTTCTTGGTCACAAGAGGATATGTCTATAGATTATCTTTTAGAGGCTATAATGGCAGAAATGGATAGGTTTTGGATTCGTTTCTACATAAAAGGCCTTAAGTTTGGATGTATGATGTCTGATACTCCTATGCCCGGATATACCTATATTAATAAACGTTATATGAGTGCTTTCGAGGGAGGAATAGATAGGCCGTCGATGACTTTATTGTCTGCCTATGGAGTAGGTAGCACAAACGTAAATAGAAGAGGTGGCGACAACACCGCCGACTGGGACGGCACCTACCGTTCCTTGCTAGGCTGTCCAGTCACCAACCTCACCCGAGACCAATTCCGGCAAGCCGCGAGGAAAAGAGGCAGCGGATGGGAAATGTATACCTACAACGCCCACAAGACCCTGTTCTGGCTATTCGCCGTCGAGTACGCCACGCTGGACAGCCAGAAGCCTTTCAACGCCCAGAAGGACGCTAACGGTTTCGCCCAAGGTGGCCTAGGTCCGGGACCGACGCAAATGGCGGATTGGACTAACTTCAATAACGCGAATCCCCTTATCCCATGCGGCTATACCAACGAGTTCGGGAACGGCTCGGGAGAGAAGGCATATGTGGTGAAGAACGCTTCCGGCGGTACTCATGCCACATTGATGGCTAACAGGTATCGTGGTATAGAGAATCCGTTCGGCCATATCTGGAAATACACCGATGGGGCCAACATACAAGTCACCACGGGTGATTCCGGATTGTCTATCTTATGGACTACCGATGACCCGTCAAACTTCAGCGATACATCTTACATAGGCTATAACAAGAAAGGCAACATCTGCCGTACCAATGGTTATGCCAAGAAGATGCTCCTAGGTGAGGATGGTGATATCGTAGCTACGGAGATCGGCGGTAGTAGTTCTACCTACTGGTGCGACTACTACTACACCTACACATCGGCTAACCGCATGCAGGTGGTGCTGGTTGGCGGTACTGCGGACAACGGGTCGACTGCGGGCCTCGCTTACGTGGATACGCATGATGCGCCTTCCGCTGCGAATCGTAACTTCGGTTCACGCCTTTGCTTTTTCCCCGAATTTCGTAAAACGTCGGCGTAGCCGCACGTCTCACGTCGGGAATTTTTTTGTATAACGTTTAATGAGGATAAAAATGGAAGAAGAAAAGAATAAAGATGACGGCAGCTTGTCGTTCTTGAATATCCCAAGGGATAAGAACTCAAGGCATTTTAATTGTCCGGAGATCACCCAACAGAAGTTGACGAATCTCACGTTCTGGGTAATTGATTACATGGATGGTGTGTCCACCAAGTTCGGGAAAGACAGGGCGCTTGTCATGATCAAGGAGAATCTAGAGGATAAGGATAGTGATGCCAAGAAATTCTTTACGAACTCCCAAGAGATCAAGTACGTTCTTGGTAAGATAAAGGAGATGGACAAGTTCCCTAGGAAAGTGACGATGCGAGCCTCCGGGAACAGGTATTATCTCGAATGACGGAATGAGGGTCGATCATCCCTAGGTGGTGCTGGTTGGCGGTAATGCGGACAACAGGTCGAATGCAGGCCTCGCTAACGTGAATACGAATAATGCGCCTTCCGATGCGAATCGTAACATCGGTTCACGCCTATACTTTTAGAGAGGGGAAAAGATATTTAGAGAACAAACAGGGATGGTGGCCTCGCCTCTTGGCGAAAAAAGTCTCCCCATATAAAGGGTGTTGGTAGGGAAACCGAAGACTCCCTATGATAAAAAGCAAATTAATGACAATAAAATGAAGAGAATAGGGGATTTATTTGATAAGATAGCGAATATGGACAACTTGATACTTGCGGACATGAAAGCCCGAAGGGGAAAGAAGGATTCATACGGTATAAGGTTGTTCGACAAGGACAAAGAAGGTAATCTAAGCCGTTTGCTAAAGTCTCTGCTGGATGGCACGTTCAAGACTTCCAAGTACCGGACTGATACCATCTATGAGCCAAAAGAAAGGATCATCTTCAAGCTCCCTTATTATCCGGACAGGATATTGCATCATGCCATAATGAACGTCATGGAACCTATATGGGTTTCCGTGTTCACGGCTGATACGACATCATGCATCAAGGGAAGAGGGATAACGGAGGCGTATAAGAGGACAAGACGGGCTTTGTCCGATCGTGAATCCGTCTATTGCCTCAAGGTTGATATCCGCAAATTCTATCCGTCAATAGATCATGAGGTGTTGAAAGGCATCGCTCGGAAGAAGATCAAGGACGATCGCTTGCTTATGTTGTTGGATGAGATCATCGATTCCGCTCCCGGCGTTCCGATCGGGAACTATCTTAGCCAATATCTTGCGAATCTTTATCTCGCCTATCTGGATCACGAGATAAAGGAGATTATAGATATAAGGCATTATATCAGATACGCGGATGACATGACTTTTTTCCATCATGATAAGTGTTTCTTGAGAAACGTATTACTTCCGTGGCTTATCGATAGATTGGCCGTGTTGAAGTTGGAGCTGAAAGGGAATTACCAGATATTTAAGATTGCTGAGAGAAGATCGGATAAAAGCGGCCGTGGTATAGATTTCGTGGGGTTCGTTTTCTATAAGGAGCATATACGGATAAGGAAGAGGACTAAGCAAAATCTATGTCGTGCGGCGGCTAGATTGAATAAAGTCCCGAATATATCCTTAACGGAATACAAGGCAGGTCTAGCCGGTTGGCTGGGCTGGATATATGATAGCGATAGCAAGCATTTAGCTAAGAAAATTTTAAAACCAGAGTTTTATGAAGCGATCATGGAGCGACACAATGCCGCCTAGAATAGAGCGGGACGGTGACGGTTCCTACCTGTACCGGTGGGAAATTATAGAGGAGACAAGGGAGATGGGTGACGATATGGCCCCCGTGATCTCCTATAGTTACAACGAGGTCAGGGTATGGCCCACGTTGACGGCCAACAAGATATTGGAGGCCTGCATTAACGCCCTATGGGACAAGGACGTGGAGCAAAAGAAGCTGAACGACTACAACGCCGCCCAGCTAGGCATACTGGACTTGTCATACGTGGAGTCTTATAAGACGTTCCTTAACGAGAGGAAGGCGTTGAAAGACCGTGTGGATAGCGATTTCGCCGAGTGGGAGGCGGCGAGAGAGGAGGAGAGCATAATGGTTTTATAACTAATTAAAAAGGATCGGAAGAATGGATTGGACGATGATGTTAACCGCCGTATTAACCTTTGTTGGAGGAGGTGGTCTTGGAGCAGTGCTGATGTTTCCGCAAAAGAGGAAATCGGCCGAGTTGGAGAATGAGACGAAAGCGAGTGAGCAATGGAAGGAATTGTATATCAAAAGTCAGGAGGAAAAGAAAGGTTTGAGCAATCTTATAGATAAACTATACGACGATCAGGGACATTTTCGTGACGAGAATAACCGTCTTACAACCCAGATAGCGGTATACAAAGTACTTAAATGCAGAGATTTGAAATGTACCAATAGGAATCCTCCTATCGAGAACAATATAAATAGTGAGGATAAGGAGGATAAAGATTGCGATAAAGAAGGCTCCCCGAATCCAAATGGATAGGGGGAGCAAGAAAACTTTAGCTTCCTGTCTTTCTCAAGTGAGGATAGCAAGGTTAACAAAGTGTACAAATGTAATAATAAAATTATAGATATGGCAAATGAAAAATTACCTAGGGGACTTAGGCACAATAACCCCGGAAACATTCGGATCAATAGTGATCTCTTTCAAGGCGAGATACGACCTAGCAAGGACAAGTCGTTTAAGCAGTTCAATACGATGGCATACGGTTACAGGGCGATCTTCAAGATCCTGTCTAACTATTACCGGAACTATAAGCTGGACACGATCCGCAAGATGATAGGAAGATGGGCGCCGGAAAACGAGAATGATACGGACGCTTACATTAAGGCCGTATCCGATTACGCCGGTATCCCGGCTGATGATCCTATCAACATCAACGATCGTGAGCAGATGATCCGGATCGTGGCCGGGATGAGCAAGGTTGAGAATGGGAGAGAGGCTGAAATGTCGGACGTTATAGCTGGATGGAATTTACTTTAACAATAACAAGACCTAATGCTGTAGAGGTAAGCGTAAAATAAGATGAAAAAATATATTGGAACAAAACAGATTGAAGCAGAACCTATGACAATGGGCGAAGCTTTTGAGAAAGGATTGCTTAAAGCGGGAAGAGTACCTAACGAAAGCGAGAAGTCAAATGCTGGCTATCATGTGAAGTATCAAGACGGTTACGAGTCATGGAGTCCAGCAGGGCCATTCGAGAAGGCTTATAAGGTCTGTGAGACGTTTACGGATCGTCTCCAAATAGAATTGTCCGAATTATCCGATAAGCAAGAAAAGCTAGGTAAGTTTTTTGGTACGGATATGTTCAAAGGATTGTCAACGCAAAAGCAAGTATTGCTACGTGCACAATTCGGAGCGATGGAAGCTTATAGGCAAATCCTTATTGAGCGCATCCGTATTGAGGAAATCGCAAAATGAAACCGTGGCATATCATATTAATACTAGTGTGCTTGGTAGCCAGTTTCACGGCTGGCTACCATATCCGGGGGGATGTGACTGATAAAGTCGTGTCTAAATCTGATACCGTATTAATAACCGACACGATCCATGACAGTATCCCGTATCCTGTTTACGAGACATTGGTGCGGACGATACCAGAGCCTTTTCCTGTCTACATTACATTAGACGGTGACACGATTAAGGAACCTATATATGTCCCGGTGCCGATAACTCAAAAGGAGTACAAGACGGATGATTACCGGCTGTCAATATCCGGCTATAAGCCTAATCTTGATTACATCGAGGTTTATAGAAGGACTGAGTATATAACCAAGACGATCAACCCACGTAGATGGGGAATCGGAGCGATAGCCGGTTATGGAATCGGTAAACACGGGTTGTCTCCCTATGTCGGGATAGGCGGGTTCTATAGGATTTGGTGAGGCTTCCGTGGCTCACACCCGGGAAACCTCTGATAATAGAATGAATGCGTTATATGAATAACAAGGGCTGACGTTTTTTTGTTCATGATAATTTATATTAGTTTGATGGTGACTTCGTGAGAACGAACCGGAAAGGGAAGATAAAGAAAAAGAATCTTCCCTAAATAATCGGATCGGAAGTTTGATTATTTTTTCATGCCACGCACGACGGGAAGATTCTTGTATGTCTTTCTGCCGTGCATTTTTTGTGCCCGGCTTTGATAGTAAAACAAACCACGAAATAAAAAGTTTATGAATAAGGTGGAAATTTTTTACAAAAAAGTGATAGAGGCAGTCTGCAAGGAGTGCGGGACCGATCCGGTAATGATGTTTAGCAACAACAAGGAGAGGAACGTTGACGCTAGGGGAGTGGCTATAACCATACTGGCCGATCGCAAGTTGAGCGACAATATCATATCCGATCTGACTGGAATGACGAGGCAAGCCGTCAACCGGATGCGTAACTTGTACCCGGACAGGATAAGGAGGAGTTATTTCCTGAGAGGAGTATTAGAAAGCGTGAAGGAAAAATTAGCTATAGAAAATCCTCTATATTCGTGAACTTTTTTGATCTTAAAATAGTTGTATATACGAAATAGTGGAAAAATAGTTATCGTTTTGTTTGGAGATAGTAGAATTATAGTTACCTTTGCCCCTATCAAACCTTCGTTGTTTGTTATCTTTTTTTATAATTAAAAAAGAAAGGAGGCCAAATGGTAATGAGAGTCAAGGATGTTATATCCTTACTTGAAGAAAACGGATGGCGTTTTGTCCGGATGCGTGGAGATCATAGGATTTACTATAGGAAAGGAGCCAGAAGACCCATAGTAATTCCGGGTAATCTCAACGATGATCTAAAGGAAGGGACGTTGAATTCCGTTTTAAGGGAGGCAGGACTTAAATAGTCCTGCTGATGCCGCCTCCAGAAAACTTTTGAATTAATACATGAAAAACATAAGAAGAAAAAAAGACAAAAATGTATGCACACACTAAGAGTTATCATTGAACGGGCCGACAATAATTACTCGGCTTATATTGATGGTTTGGATGGTATAATAGTTACCGGTAAAACTATTGATGAGATAAAAATGGGTATGATAGAATCTATTGATACCTTTGTTTCGGAATGTGAGGAGCTAGGCTGTGATATTCCGGAAGAGTTGCAAGGTGATTACGAGTTGGTGTTTAAAATGGATGTACGGTCATTGTTGGAGTTTTATTCTGGCATATTTTCAAAGGCTGGTTTAGAACGTATTACAGGGATAAATCAAAAACAACTATGGCATTATGCTTCTGGAGGGAGAAATCCTAGACCCGAACAAAGCTTAAAATTGGAAAAAGCCTTGCATAAATTAGGAGAAGAGCTCCTTTCCATATCATTATAAAGCCTCCCTTAAAAGGTAAAAGCGTCGTCAATACAAATTGGCGGCGCTTTTTTTGTCTCATCCCCTTCCGCAAAGAACTAGCAACAACCTCGCAACAAGCTAGCAAGGAGATATTTATTTAGCAAAGCCCTTCTCATGATTTTTGTCGTGTCCGGTAATGGTGCCGGATTAACGACAAAAATTAAAGATAATGGATAGAAATTATTTTATCGGTACTCCCGAAGGAGGCAATTCCGGTGGAAGTAAGTTTGACATCATGGCCTTTCTCCCGAGCTTGATGGGCGGTGGTGGAAAATCATTGGACCCCAATTTGGTAGCGGCTTTGATGAACAATAAGGGCAATCAAGACGCTTGGGGCGGTGGTGGTTGCTGGTGGATCTGGATCATCCTCCTGTTCTTCGTATGGGGAGGCTGGGGTGGCAACGGCTTCGGCAACAACGGGGCTAACGGATTACCGGCTCAATTGAACAATGACGCTGGTCGTGAATTGTTGATGAACGCTATCCAAGGAAACGGAACGGCTATCAGCCAATTGTCATCTTCCTTGAATTGCTCTACCCAGCAATTACAAAACGCTATCTGCCAGATCCAAGGACAGATCCAGAGCGTGGGTAACCAAGTAGGCATGAGTTCTCAACAAATCATTAATGCCGTCCAAAGTGGTAACAATCAATTATTGAGCCAGATCGCCGAGTGCTGCTGCACGGTTAACAACAACATCACTAAGATGGGCTACGAGAACCAATTGGCTAGCTGCAACCAGACAAACACGCTGGTGAATACGATGAACAACAACACGTTGACTCTCCGTGACTCAGGTCTGCAGAACACCCGTGATATCATCAACGAGGTTCGTGATTTCAAGAACTTGTATCAACAAGACAAGATGGATCGCTTGACGGCGGAGAACCTAGCCTTGAAAGGACAGATCTCCCAAAGCAACCAGAACGCCTATTTCGCCGCTACTCTACAGGCGCAGACCGCCCCTCTAGGTAACGCCTTGGGTGATTTGAGCTCAAGATTGGCCAAGATCGAGTGTAACCAGCCGGAGGTGGCAAAGGTTCCTTACTCCCCCGTGGTAGGCATACCCACTTGCGTGGCCGCCCAGTACGGATTAGGCCTAGGTCTCGGTAACTGGGGAAACTTCGGCAACGGATGGGGATAATGAGTTAATAACCTAAAAATAAAGAGTTATGGCATTCATTAGTCCTTTCATAATGGCGAACAAGAACGGTATCCCACGTTTGGAGAGCACGGGCGTTACGGTCGGGACGACCAACGTTCGTTTCTCCTTCCGCAATCACCCGTTCCTGTCAGCCCCGTTTAGCGGGTTGATCTTGTTTCGTCTGGCCCAGCCTATCCCGACTGGTACTACCGGGACATTGCCGGTAGTGTTTGACACGAACGGCTCCACGCAGGCGCTAACGACCATTAACGGCGCAGATGTCACGGCATCCGATATAACCGGCACCGGAATCTACTTGTGTTACTATGAGTCGGGCAATAATACGCTCCAGATAATGACGGGAGTGGTGTGAGAGAGTATCAACGAGAGACCGGAGCGATCCGGCTCTCATAAAAACCAAGAAATATGTTCAAGAATCAGAGACAAGGGAATCCTTTATATATCCTTCATAAGGGGAATACGCCGTTTTGTGAGGTTGGAAGCATAGTCAGCGTGTCCCCTCCGAGACCGGAGAATCCAAATTTCAATATGTATGGTCCGCAAGCTAAAATCGTGGTGGACATAAAGGCCAAGGTAGGTGAGGACAACGTCAGCTTCTCCAACGTCTTGTCCGACGTCACCATTACGGATTACCCCACTACAAACGGGGAGAAACTGGTTGTGTCATGCGATCTAGGTGCCCTGAATACGGAGATCAACGCCATGATGCAGCAAAGCCGACAGGCACTTGACAGCATCGATTACCATAAATCCGTGATTGAGGGGTGCGAGAAGATGCTGGTAATACTGAACCCTGAGTTTGCCCGGGAGAAGGAGAGGGAGAGTGAGATCGCTAACATGAGAAACGAGATGTCCGATCTGAAGGAGGCTAACGCAAGGTTGGTTGCCATGATGGAGCAACTTGTCGGTTCCGTGAACGGTAATAATAACAAGAATAAAAAAACAGAGTGATATGGGAACATATAGCAGAAAACTGAGAGAGCTGATCGAGGAATTCGACGCCATGGAAGACGAGGATATGTTGGAACTGGCGAAGGAGGCCTATAAGCTTGGCTGTAAGGAAGGAAAGCGGAAGGCCATGGAAGGCTATGGCAACCGTATGGAGGAAGACGAAGACGATGAGTTCGAGGACGACGACGAGTTCCGTGAGATGTGGGAGCGTGGCGGCTACGGCAACCGTGGCGGCGGTCGTGGATCATCCGGTGGCGGTTATGGCAATCGCCGTGGGGTGCCGGGCACCGGACGCTACTCGAGACGATATCGTAGATAACCATGAGGGGGGGACCGGTTTCCCCCTCCTAAAAAACAGAGGAATATGAGACTAGATATGTATGATGATTTCCCTTCCGGCATGCGATCCTACCTGAAGGCGTATGGCTGGCATTTCTCCAAGGCCATGTGCGATTGGGCCGTATCCATGATGGAGAAGGAGGACGGAAACGGGAAGAAGGTCAAGATAACCCCTTTCACGAAGGAACAGGTGGATGAGATGCTGAAGAAGTATAGCGTGGACGTGAAGAAAAAGGGTGGATACGACTATGTTTACGCCGCCAACATGTGCAAGGCCGATTATCTTGGCTCCTCCGTGCCTAACGAGCAGTACGCCGCTCTTTATGTCAAGAACGTCTGCGACGATCCGGACGCTTACGACGGGATAGTGTTCACCCGGTTCTACGCTGATTGCATCGGTTCCGGCACGCCTATAATCTGGGAGGAGATGATGTGATGGGAGGCTGGGGCTACATACTGAGGATCTTGAAGGGAGAGTCCCCCAAGGACGTGCTGGCGAGTATGCCGGAGAAGGATTTTGACAAGGTATCCGAGGTGGTGGGCAATCTCAAGGCAACCAATCTCACCCGGCAACAAAGGAGGAGGATAGAGCGGGAGTTCAAGACGGTAAGGAGATGATACGACGGGATTACCATATCAAGAGATACGATTGGGTGATCCACGTGCTGTATAACGTCACGTGCTCGAGGACATCCGATATCATAGCCCTATTGAGGAGGGTCGGTTGCCCGGAAAGCAAGATACGGGAGGCTTATGGCAACGTAGGCTCCTGCAAGCTGGACGTGGGACTGACCTATTCTAATTACCGCAGCCGGGAATCCGTCATGGTGATAGGCCGGACCTCGTCCTATAGGGAGTTCGCTAATTCCCTGTTCCATGAGTGCCGCCATTTGACGGATCATATGTCCTTGGCCTTGGATATGGAGATCGGAGGGGAGCCTATCGCTTACTTGTCTGGCGATATAGGAGCCTTGATGTCCGATGAGATAAGGATGTTCATCTGCGATTGCCATCGTCACAGGAACGATATAAACGATGAGTTATGGGAAAGAAAAAAGAAGATAAAAAGAAAAAGGAATCCGTAAGACGGGAGATAGACCTCCTCACGGATTCCTTGGATTTCGAGCCTGTCAACTTCTATGAGGTGATGGCTCGGATTAGACACTTGATGTGCCTGTTATAATGAATCTGTCTCAATGACGGATTTAAGAGATATGGGGTCGTCTTCCCACGTTAAGTATTTACCTGTTAATTTATAAATACTGCCTTTTGGAAGTACGATCGCCGAGTTGTGATCCTCGACGGAAAAATATTCCTCGTCATGCGCCGATCTCTCGTCCGTCCATACCTCTCCTTGCCGCACGGGGAAGTTATCAAGGATAACCTCGTCACCATTCTTGTTTACGGCCAAGAACACTATCGTTTGCTTGCCTAACTTCATGACATATTATAGTTTACTTATTCCTCGATTTGATTGGCTCATCAAGTATTTTTATCGACAATAGCGGATCTTTCTCCGTTAAAGTGTTCCTTAATTTTCATCATTATGAAGTCGAAGTGATTTCTAAATTCTTTGGTATGAGTAAACACGGGAAAATCTATATCAGACAAGTTCATATTTACAATATCGCTCATACACTTTACATGCTCGGAATGAGCCTTATTATAACCTATCCTATAAGCATCCATAACCAACCTTCTGACATCCATCCGGTCTATTGATTCTGGCTGTGGATCACACACCTTTTTTTGAATGTTCAATCGCTAGCATTGTAACTTTTTTCTTTTTCATGTTCATATCTTCTTAAAATTGAATTTCTAATTGTTTTTTATTAGCCAAATAGATGGCTTTGCTTACTCCGGAACACCACCAATTAAAGGCATCTTCGGCAGAGTCGAACTCTAAGTACTTTCCGTATAAAGTCCGTAGCTTTTCTATTGTATTGATATATGCTCGACGGTGTAGTGGATACATTCGAAATTCTGAACGTTGGCCTTTACTATTCATAGGGCAACCAATACAACCTATTCTATCCATGATTTTGTAAAGAGGACAAACGGGAATATTTCTCATTTTCAGAAACTCGAAAACTTCCGAAGTTGTCCAGTCGAGAATGATAGAAAGTAAAGGTTTATCGCATCCCAGCTTGCAATCGGAAGTAAACTCTTTACGTTTTGCCCGGCGTGCGCTTTCTTCTTTCCTTATACCGATTACTACAAGTTCATTCAATCCTCTTCGTTCTTTGATTACTTCACAACAGTATCGACGATTCCGGAGGGGTAACATCTTCTTTTTAAGAATAAGCTGAAACATCGTTTTTTCCGGATACAGCCAAGTCACATCGGGATAGTTTGACCGGATAAACCGAAGTACTTCCATCGGGTATACAGACGTTTTGTAGAAATAGGCATTGAACTTCACTCCAGCCATCTGGCAAAGCTCATAGATTACCTGTGAGTCTTTGCCTCCGGAAAAAGCCACATGAAAACCGCTTGGAGAGTATTTCAAAGCAAGTTTTTCATACTTCTGTAGGGTTTCAATGGCCTTATCTATTTTGCTTTGCAACATGATTCAGTTTTTATTAGTTTTACGTTAATCAATTTCTTTGATAAGCTCACTCACCAACCATTCAGGTGGAATAGCTCTTGCTTTACAGAAATTTTCAATATCTTCTCTCTTAATGTCAGACACCTTATGTCCTCGAATGGTAAACTCTCTTTGGGGAACTTCTATTTTCCTCCGATTTGAATATCCATATTTATCTTTATAATCATTCATATTTTCTTAGATGTTAATTCCGTAAGTATTCTTATCCTCTTTTGATACATTATACCAATTTTCTCCGGAGACTATACCATTAATACCTTCACCTTGCAAATCCGATCTATCTTTGATTGTCTCAGAGATAACCTTGATTTTAGGATAGGTCCCGGTGTAAATTGTTGGAACCGGCTTTACCGCCTGAACTTCAAAAATGGGAGGCAATCCTTCACCCAGAAGGTTATCCGGAACAACGGCCATTATTATCATTTTCCCTTCGGGAGCCTTCTGGCATATCATGTTGAAATATTCGTTCTTCATACTTTATATTCTTAGCTGTTAGTTATTCTTTGAAATCCAGTTATCAGTATCACAGTGAAAGCAATATCCGGTTTTAGGATGCTCCGCACCGTCTTTTGCTCCACAGGTTCCACAATAATACTCCTTGTCATATTCCGGGGAAAGACCTTTATTCCGTTCTTTGATAACGGCTTTTCTTTCTTCAAGCATCATCATTTTATCGGGATTACGACTCAAATAAAACTTTCTGACTTTCCGTATTTGTTTCTCAAACAGATCGTCAGATTCGGCAATTTGTTTTGATGTATATTTGCTCATGATTCGTTGTTTTTTAATTATGAGCCTTCCCGTGAAGGCTCGGTTAATACTATTCCTCAAGATCGGGTATAGGCATCCAATGGGTAACCTCCCCGAATACCTTATAAGCGTCCTCTCCGTAAACGATAAAGCCGCTATCCTTGCCATGTAGATAAGCGGTGGCTTTGCCCCCGTACTCACCTCTAACCAATACTATGTCTTGATTTTCCGGTAACCGCTCCTTCACGCTTATCCACGGAGATTGCTTTGCCTGCCATTCGACACCGGCTTCAAATAGATTGACACCGTATTTTCCAATGACAGTGCTAGATATTACATAGTGTCTAGCATCTCCATGGATCTTATAATCGGCATGAAGTTCCAGTATTATTCTTACCCTTTCTATCCTAGCCGCTTCCTCTATCGTCTGTCCCATATCAATATCTCTTTCCATGTTTATTCTCCCTTAGTTCGTTGTATCTCATTTTCTGCTCGATGTGCCATAAGAGATCTATATACAGCAAGTCTGCATTAAGAAATATAATTACGATAGAAGCCTTGATAACTTCGGCTATATCTCTATCCTCGGTTAGGATAGATGTTAAAAAGAACATCCTTTCGGTAAAGGACATTTCCTTTAAAACATAATCCCAGTCTTTATATTCCGGTTCATTCGTTAAATCGTAGATATCATCAAGGCTGATATCTAACGATCCGGCAAGGTCTAGCAAGCGGATAACCGCATCGGCCATTTCATCAGATACCGTATCCTTGACATATTTCTCAAATGCGCATTCAAAACGTTTGTTTTCATCAACTAAAGCGTAATAACGGTTAAACTCATGCTCAAAAGTCGATATGCCTTTGAAATATTTCCCTTTCCTATCCGCTTCCACGGCTTCCGAAAGCTCTGTTATCACTAGCATCAGAAGATGCCCATTGCTCAACTCCGTGTCATGAAACCCGTGATCGCATGCGCATTTGTACGCACGGTCACGGAGTGCGTTGAAATCAATCTTGCTCATATTTATTTATCTTTTTGAATTTTATATTCCTCCTTGGAAATCTGTCTGTAATAGTCAATGACCGCATTTTCAACTCCTTTATCCTTGGCTATAATCTCTTCCATCTCCCGGACTTTAAACTCATCGCATGCGATGAATATCCGTCCTCTATCTCCCCTAGGAAGCCAATACGAAGCGAAGTAGTATTTTTTCTTTGGGTTGAGAATGCCATAGATGAGATATATACCGTAAACCAAAAAGGCAATCGTAATCCAGTACCTTGGGATGATAAGCCCTATAGCCCATGTGATGAACACGAAAGAAAGAACTATCAGTATGGAGGTTATCAAGCATTCGATCTTATTCTTCATTCTTTATCCTCCTTCTTGTTGATCGCCTCATGAAGCGAATTATACACCCGGGCGAATATTTTTCTTTGCTCTTTGTCTTTTAATGAGTCCGCAAACTTGTGCATGACCATCTTCTTCTTGTTATCCCAGATTATCCGTGCCTTATCCACGCCGTCAACAAACAATATATGCGGATATTTACCCCATTGTATCAATATGCCATTATCGATAAGATCTGTGATCTCCTTTGGCATTAGCTCCTTATTACGGGCCATGCCTATGAGCTTACCTTCCTCTCGCTCTATGGCCGACTTGGTTTTGTCTATCTCCTTTTGGAGATTGGATATAGCGTTGTTCTGCCTGTCCCATCTTCGCATGGTGGCCGGGCCGTTCCTCTTATCGTTAAGAGGTTGCCCGTTAGCGGAGGCTACATCCCTGAAGTGGTCGTTGATCTTTTTGTTGAATTTATCCTCTTTCTTTTTAAGAGAGGATTTTAGTATCTCTAGTCTACTCATATTTATTCTCCTTCACTTCTAAGAATATTACATCTTGATTATCTTCTCTTTGGAAATTCAAACAAGCCATATTCCCACATTCTTCTTTAGGTCTGCTAAAGAAATAGCAGTCAATGCAAAGACCCTCGCAAACCTTTAGATTAACCTTCCCTTGACGGAACGTTTCGTCTATAGCGTATTCTTTAGCCACATTTACCCCTCCTGTATTATGACATCCCCATCCTTATCCGTGAACACGTCCACTAAATCGTAGTAATATTGATCGTCGGACGTGCGGATCATTATCTCCGCTTCCGGGTCTTGCTCTTGGAGTAGAGCTATTAGTTCTTTATTTCTCATGACTGTTATTTTATTTCCTCATTAATAAAATCCTTCATCTCTTCATCGTAAACCCCGCTGTCACGCTGGAGCTCCAAGCATTTATCCTTGGAAAAATTGGCCTCCCTAGCTATATTAGCGGCCATAGATGGTGCCCTTAGCTCGACAACGAGCATTTGTATGGCGTACCATACGCCTCTGCAAAAGTCCAAATCGTTCATGTTGTTATATTTACTCTCATCATAGATATTTCATTCTTTGGTAATAAGTCATCTATATATGCCCATCTCTTTACGGGCATCTTTCCACACAGATCGTTATAGCCCTTTTCACTCATGCATGGTCCGCCGATAAGTATAGCTCCACTCTCAAACTCGATCAATATGATATTCCCTTTGGCGGGGAATACTTTTCCCTCATTCCATGCAGAGTTTATACGCCAGTTAGCTCCATCCCTAAACGCTTCGTGCATAGCGATTACAGGCGCCCCATTATATCCTAATGCTTTCCCTGAGTATTTTGCCGCTGCTTTTTCGATATCTTCTTCCTTCATGTGTTATTTATTTTGAGTTTTTTTTTATTACGATCGCTCGTGTTTCTATAGATGTGCCACTTTCTTTAAATTCTCCATCATTGATTACATATACATTTGCATTCAAATCTTTCAGCCATTGACGGAAATCGATACAAACGGTTTCGCTTGCAAATTCCCAATGGGCGCTTGTTATGGCTGGCAGCGGGGCCCCCCTCTCAAGACAAACAAAAGGCGCTCTGG